TTATAGTGTTGCCATACATTTATGTATGGTAACACTTTATATACCACCACCTTGGTGGGATTTGGTAACCCCATCGAATGATTTTGCCGTTGTATACATTTTTGTGTTGTTTTAGAGACAGTTTTTATTTTATGTTTTCCATATAAACCCAAAATTAAATATATGTTTCGTTTTTATAGTGCTTTGCACTAGAGACTGGACCCCTAGACTTAACAGTCGACGAACAGGGGCGACCAGTGAGGGATTATGACGATTGAGATTTTTATACTGACGTCAAGTACCATAAGGTGTGCGTTCACCGCAACAAATCAGCAAGCAGAGCGATGAAACCATGTTAGATTAAAACGCGACATGGTGGAGTACCTGGGACAAAGGGCTTGTGTCCGCAAGACAGATTTGTTGTGAATTCACACTGGTTGGAGAAGTGGCTTTATAATGTTTGATATCTGAGTCCAACTTTGACCTGGTGGTAGACCAGGCACGAGAATGAACTCGTGGAAAAACTCAGCGGATATGGTAGTTCGAGCCTGAATCCGAGTATTTTGCACGTTGTATACAAAACAACAACGTGTACCCCCCCCCCCCGCAACCTATTTTACGACTCAGACACAACATATAATGATGATTTCAAAACGCATGAAACACATTGTAACCCGTAGAGAGAATTTGAAATACCAGAAGGTTGGCCACCCTAGTGAGTGTGGAAAGGGTAAAAGAAGGGAGTTTGCCCGAAGTAAAGCTTTGTCACTCTTGAAGGAGTTGAACAAAACGAGTAACAGTGACGATAAAGCTTTTGCCATGGGCTTGCACGAATCTATTAGACTGGGTCCTGGACCCGCCCTGCGGGATCTAGAGTCCATGAGCTTGGACGCGGTCCCACTTATACGTGAATCCGAACATCACAAGAGTTACCGTCTTAGATTGGCACTCTTCAGTCATGTTAAGAACTACGTTGATAATTCCAAGGATGTTGAGTATGTGGATGTGGTCAAGGAGTTGTTTACGAGATTGAGTGCCAAAACCAAAATGGAGGTTAGGAGTGTCTTGTCTGATATAAACCCCCTCAATTGTGGGGAGGTTAAGCTTATAAGAGAGCTCAATGTGGCGCTTGGCGGTGGCCCCCTAAGACATGAGGTTATAGTACCGCAGATGTTCTCTTTGGGCATAAGTGACATAGCCAAGTCCATGGAGGGCCTTGGTGGTGTGGTTGAGAAATCGACAGCAACACTCACTGAGGCCATGAGAGATGTGGCGGGTCAGGTGTCCAACACATCTATCAAGCACACTCTAGACATGGGTTTCAGTTTGCCCAACAGTATCATGGATATACTCAACATGTTGTTCTCAATGCTGGGAGGTGTTGGGGCAATTGGTGTCTCCATTGATTTTCTTTGGCCATTTCTTGACAGGCTGGGTACTATACCCACGATTGTAAAGGACGCTATCACAAAGACTTTTAAATGGATCTGTGATTTAATCACGGCCAAGAAAGAGACCAGTGGAGAGTTTTATGCCTCTAGAGATATCAAGATGGGGGAACGTGTTCACATTGGTGTCAGAGGTGGACACGATGAGGAGAGCCCCCTGGTGGCGCAGGCTGGCGACCCGGACAGGGAGTCCCTGGTCACCATACTCTTCAGATGGTTGCCATACATACTTGGTGCGAAGTTTGCAACCCTCTTTCTTGAGAGTGACCTGGTTGTAGCTGTTTCCAAGGTCTCCCAGCTGGCATCCGATTATGTGTTTGGTATTCGTACCATAACAGGATTCTTTAACACCATTAAACTGGTTATGTCTCACCTGTTGTCCCTGTTGGGGTTCGACAAATATGCGGCGTTGTTCACACACCATCCCGCTATATATGAGGCAAAGACGGCAATGGAGGAATTCAACACGAAGATAGAGAGTGGGTTTTACGTGCCCACCCTGGTAGAAGCACAGAAGGTGACTAAGATCGTCTCTGACCTGGAGGAGTCCTTCAAGAGCGCGGTTAAGGCCAAATCAGTCGACGTGCCCATTATAAAGGACTTGTTGGATAGGATGAGGAAGGTCAATGTAGTAACCTCACATGCTTACAAAAACAACAGAACGCGTATTGTGCCCACTGTCATAGGGCTCACAAGTGCCCCGGGTGTAGGCAAGACATACGCCACCATGACCCTAGCTGCAGCTTTATCAGTGTCACGCTCTTCCGACGAAGAACTTAAGAAGTCGGAGAGCATGCCACCTGGTACGCTTGACAGTACGGGGTTTATAAGTGGTGTGTCATCTTACGCCGACGGGCTGAAGGGTGGTGAGAAGGTCATAATCTACGATGAGTTTATGGCCGTCAAGGACACCGGTACTGGTGACAACACTAGTTTGGCGGAGTTTACGTCAGCCATTAGTGATGCCCCACATGATCCAGTTATGGCTGCTGTCGAAAAGAAGGGTAATATACTCTTTGATCCTCAGTACGTCATTCTCATAACAAACGTCAGTAGGTTTGGGCCAGACCAACTCAAGTCTATGGTTTCACCCGAGGCTGTGCTCAGGAGGATTACGTTCAAGTATCATGTCAAGGTTAAGGATGAATTTGCCATGCCAGATGGCAAGCTCGACATCGCAAAGGTTGAGGCGGAGAAACCAGACGATGATGTATTCTGGTCACCGCTGTTGTTCTTCCCCTACGACATGGCCAGGGGTGTCGCCACAGGCGAGGAGCCCTTGGAGTTGATAGATGTGCACAACCGTGCAGTTGAGCACCGGATCATATCTGAACAGAGACATGAGAGAAAGCTTCACGGCATAGACGCGGTGAGGGCAGCTCTTATTGCAAGACGCAGGCTAGAGCTTGCTCCCCAGGGCAACTTCCCATCTAGTGTATATGATGATGATGAGTTCTCTGAGGACGGTGCAAAGGAGCTCAAGTGTGCAGATGGTGAAGACGCAGATAAGGTGTGGCTGGCTGACACCCACTTGATGACCCCCGAGCAAGAGAAACACTTGGATGATGCGCTGTGCGGTAAAGTTTCCTACAACCCCGATTTATTCCTGGACCAAAGAAAGATGGTTAGGTTTAAAATACAAACTATGGTGGAAGCTGCCAGACTGAGGTACCAGACGGCAGTGTACACAGCAAGATCGGTTGTGGGGGGTCTCACGGATGTGTTTGAAAGGATCAGGGCTAGAATTCCATATATTGGCCTTATAACAGCTGTTGTGGCCGTCACGGGTGTGGTAATGGCTGTGAGCAGAAGTTTTGAGATTGTTGGTCAGAGTGTGACATCTGAAACCTCTGGTAGAAGAACAAGACGTGTAGTCAGAAAGACTCGTTCCCAACTTAACGCCTTGGTCAAACCTTTGCCAGCACCTGTGGCAGCCACCGGTGTTGTGCCCCAAGCAGACATGGATCAGGCTTCTTTGAATGTGATCAACAAGGTTTACCAGAACTTGTTTGAGATACGTGTGGGGCCTTTGATCAAGGGCACTTGTAAGCTTGAGGCCACTCCGAGAAGGTGTGGCTTCTCCCTCTGCGTGGGTGGTTCTCTCTACTCTATCCCTAGGCACTATTGTAGCCAGCTCGATGACAAGTACGTTGACTACCTCAATGGTAAATGCGATAAACCATATGCGGAGTTTAAGCCTGTTGGCGGAAAAGGTAGCGGCTTCATCGTGCCAGTGGAAGAGCTGCTCAAGAGATTCGTTGTCAAGGATGGGGATTTCAAGACGGACAAAGCATGGGTGCTTATGCCCAAGGATGATTGTGGTAACAGTGTCATTAAACCTCGGCCCAAGGTCTCACACCACATAATCATGGACAGTAGGCCTGGCAAATCGTGGCTTGTCCAACCAGACCACGAAGGGCACCTCAGCATAACTCCTACGACCACGTATTCATGTGCCAAAACATACAACTCTAGGGGTGAGGATTATGACCTTGGCGATGGCATTAGGTATGCTGTGAGCACTGAGAGTGGCATGTGTGGTGCATTGATATTCACTAGGGATGACGACGGGAATATGGGCCTTGCAGGCTTCCACACCGCGGGCTACCAGAGTGGTGATGTTGGGGGCTTTGGTGTGCGGTTCTGCAGCGATGATGACATGGCCCTCGTATCAACTGTGCCCAATACCGTTGATAGACGCCTTGGCATACCCGCAAGTCTTGGTGTTAAGTATTCCACAGGTTTCAAGGGAACCATGGACGTGCTTGGTACCATAAAGCCCTCACAGACACCTCCTTCCAAGATAGAGATATCTGATCTCCCAAGGTATGCAGAGATTAGTGGGAAAATACCTGCAAGCCTCAAGCCCATCATGGTGGATGGATGCAGGGTGGACCCGGCTGAGCTCTCTAATCTCAAGTACTCTAAAAGCACAGTTTTTATAGAACCTCGCGTTCTGGAGGCTGCTGCTTCAGCAGTGTTTGGAAAGATAATCATGAACACAGCTGTGAAGCATGAGGTCAGGCATATTTCCGTTAAAGAGGCACTTAGGGGGTACGATCATATGACCATGATGAAGAGATCCAGCTCAGGTGGACTTTTCATGCAGAGAGAGTTTGGCCTAGTTGACAAGAGGCCAATAATGGGAGCTGAGGGAGATATAGATGAAAACGCACCATACTATGGCAGGTTTGTAGAGCTTACAGAGAAGGTTCTTGATGACATAGCCAATGATGTACCCTTCACGGCTGTGTACAAGGATGTCATCAAGGATGAGGTTCTCCCAGCGGATAAAGCCCTGGCGGGTAAGGCCAGAAAGATATCAGGTCTGGACATGGTTTCTGCAGTTGTGTGTAGAATGGCTTATGGTGCGCAAATCAACACACTCCTTGATCCGGCCAATAGGATCAACAATGGTTCTGCCGTTGGCATAAATCCAATGAGTGGTGATTGGGAGGCCATAGTTAACAAGGTTGGTGACAATGTCATGTGCACGGACTTTGGTGGCTTTGATGGCTCCTTGGGCCACCAGCTTTTACACACAGTTTTCAATGTCCTGGACAATCTGTGCCCCACCTCCGATACCACCATTCTCAAGTACAGAGCGTGGGCCAGGGATTCCGTGGTGTCTTCAGTGCACGCATATGGTGACCTAGTGCTGGAGTGGTGTGGTTCAAATCCCTCAGGTAATTTGTTAACCACGCTTGTCAACAATATTGCCCAGGGTATCATATTCCAGCTATGTATATCCAAGCATGTCTTGACTAATTGTAGATTCTTATTGGACATGCCCCCGGCATTGCCACGTGAGCACTTTATAGACGCTGAGGGTACCTACGGTGATCAGTTCGAAACTGATGATCCTAAGGTGGCCAAGATGATTGCTGGTCTGTTTGAGCTTGTTGAATACGGTGATGATGGTATAATCGGGATTGGGGATCCCCTTGTATGCCACATAAACACATATGACCTAGCGGTCGCCGCTAGCGACTATGGCTGGACCATAACCAACGGAGATAAAACCAGCCCCTTTGAAAGGGCATTGCCACCTCACGCCATAGAAAGAGCATCCTTTCTGAAAAGGGATTTCCGATTCGACGGCTCTAGGTGGGTAGCACCACTGGAGATGGGGTCTATCTACCAGAGTCTTGGCTATAGGAAGAAGGGTGCCACAGTCGAACAGAGACAACAGGTCATCGACAATGCCTGTAGGGAATTCGCACTCCATGGTGTTGAGGTTTACGAGAAGGAGATTGGCGAGCTCTATAATGATCTCGTTGGTAGTGACAACAGCATTCCGTATATGGGTTGGGCAGAGGCGTATGCAGCCGCACTTAGTAGTGATATGACTATGTGGACTGGCTAATACCCCTCCGACCTGCATGTCATTAAACTGTTTTTGAAAGAGGGGGGGCGATAGAAGACCGTAGCCCCCCCTTTTTGACCCACAAGTCGGTAAACTGTTGGGTGTTTTAACACCCCGACCGAGAAGTCGAAAACTAATTTGTAAATACCGAGAGGGACTCGAGCGCTTTGTATGGCTAGGAAGCGCAGAGGATAAGCCAATTTTATATTCTATGGATACTGTAAACACAACTATTGACTCCCACGCAGTCACAAAATTCGTGGAACCCGAAAGCTTGTCCGAAATGAAGGGCACTTTTTCACCTGTAGATATTCCATCATCTGAATTCGCTTCTATAGCGGAATTTTTGGCAAGACCAGTTTTGCAACACAACACGTATTGGGAGACCACCGATGTTGCTGGTCATGATCTCATAGCCACTGGCCTAGGGCTCCCAAGTGATGGGTTTTTGGCAACCAACCCTATGTTTGTTGAGAAGCTCAAGGGTTACAATTTGATCAGTGCGACCGTGAATTATAGGGTTCAGATAAACAACAACCCCTTCCAGCAGGGTAGGTTGTTGGCACACTTTTTGCCCTTTGGCGTTGAGATGGGCTTGTCCTATAGGGCTATGAGGAATTTTAATCTTACTACTAAAACACAACAGCCCCATATTGAGATAGACTGTAGGGATGCAGGTGCAGTTCTGTCGGTGCCTTATCTAGCACCTACTACTCATTATGAGTTGCACTCCGGGCATTGTCCCGTTTACGAGAGAGGTAGATTGCATATCAGCGTGCTTTCACCACTCAAGACGGGCGCAACCGGCACACAGGACGTTGAGGTTGCTGTGTGGATCTATTTCACCGATGTTAAACTCAGAGGTCCTATCGTTCCCCAGTCAGGTGTGTCTGCCCCATCAACCACAAAGAAGGGCAAGACTAGGTATCGTGGATCTTTCATGAAAGATGAGGTTGATACCATGATGGAGTCAAAGATAGTCTCCAAGGGCCTCATGTCTGGGTCTAGGGTAGCTTCAGCCCTTGCTATGGTGCCAATGCTCTCCGAGATAGCTGCACCTGCTGCATGGGTCTTGGGTGTTGCGGGCAGTGTGGCCTCTAGCCTGGGATTCTCTAGGCCTAGGGTTGACATCGCACCTTCACCTGTCACCCCCGTGTATGATAAGTATCTTGCCTGTGGTGATGGCACTTCGTCAGCAGTGCCTTTGGCCATGACGTCACAGAATGCACTCTCTGTTGCACCATACTCATATACGGACGAGGATGAAATGTCCTTTGCCTACTTGAATACAGTGGAGGCTTTGGTTGACACTTTCTCCGTGTCGACATCAAATGTGCACGATTCGGTCGTATACACCAAGCTGATAGGACCTTCAGATCTTGTGGTTTCTACGCCCCGCACTGTTGGTACCAACACGCAGAATGTTATCACCGGACCTCCATTTGCCTACTTGTCTAACAAGTTTTTGTACTGGCGTGGATCCATAAAGCTTCGCCTGAGCCTGGTGAGGACTGAGATGCAGTCAGGTAGAATACAGGTGACTTTCACACCTTTTTCCGCCACCTCTGTGACATCTCCCACTGTTACCACTAGCTCTTACTCCATAAGGGAGATCGTGGATTTAGCCACTGATGACGATCTGCTCTTTGAGATACCGTACATGATGCCGGTCATGTACTTGAAGACTAACCAGCACATGGGAGTGTTGCAGGTTAGGATAGTCAACACCCTGAGAGCCCCCGAGGCTACATCTGCTAGCATTGATGTTTTAGTTTTTGCCAGTGCTGGAACTGACTTCGAGTTAGCAGTGCCAACCAATGTAGATAACATTAATGTTCAGCCCCTAGTCCCGCAGTCTGGCTTGGCCTCTGGTGATGAGGACATGCATGCAGCGGTAAAGGCTGATCTGGTCTACGCTGAACATTGTGTGGGTGAGAGAATAATGTCCACGAGGCAGATGTTGAGGTTTAACACCATGGCGGCCCAGGTCAATGCCGCCCCAGCAAGCAATTCTAGCACGTCCTCACTGTGCCCATGGATCTTTGGGCATGTTACCCAAACGTCAGATCCTGCGGCACCCCTATCGGGAGAGGAGTTAACCCTGGACTCGATGAGTTTTGTGGCGGGCATGTATGCTCTTTACAGGGGTGGACTTGAGGTGGTATGGATATGTAGCACCACTGCGGACACTGCTGTCAGCATGCATTTCAAACATGGTGATGGGGAAAGACCTTCCAAGAATGTGGACGTTTTTGACCTTGGTGGAGTGTCAGCAACCGCTTATGACGGCTTTGCATATAAGGCCAACAATGCGGGTGGGGGTGTCTGTTACAGGACATCCGACTCAACTAGGACAATGGTTCTGGCGCAGGTGCCCTACTACAACAGATACCCTGTTTCGCTGCTCAAGCCCTCAAACACTTCGCGCCCAGATGGATCCTGTCCAGAAGGGGCCTTGTTGCTGAGGTACACTGCCACGCCATCTTTGACGGTTGCTCGCAGGGCTGCAGAGGACTTTGGCTTTTCTCTGTTTGTGGGGTGCCCACCATGGATTAAGCCAACTGTGTCATAATTTTTGGGCGGACCGAAATGTCGTTAAACTATGTCGCACTTTGAATGTG